ATGGCATCGAAGCCAATACACAGCAAGACGGCGCGGGCGAAGCTGGCCCCCGCCAGAGAACCCTATTGGGCGCGCATCCGGACGGGCCTACACGTCGGCTATCGCAAGCTCGATAGCGAGTCTGGAACGTGGATCGGACGGCGGAAAGGGGATGACGGAAAGTATCAGTTCCAGTCGTTCGGGGAAAACCACGAATACGACACCGCTCTAGTTGCGGTGCAGAAGTGGGCGGACGAGCTAGGAACGGGAGTCGCGCACGACAAACGCAAGTTCACGGTTGCTGACGTTTGCCGCGCCTACGTAGAGAAGCGCCGGGATAAGGGAGAGAATAGCGCCACCGATGCGGAGTTGAGGTTTAAGCGGCTCGTCTATGGGAAGGCAATCGGGGATATTCAGATTGCCAAGTTGCGCTATGACGACGTACTTAAATGGCGTAATGAGCAACTTGACGGAAAAGACGCTGACGACGAAGAGTCGTATAACCGAGCTAAGGATACGGTTAACCGTGAATTAACAAACTTCAAAGCGGCTTTGAACTACGGAAAGAATATACTTCATGTCGTATCAACGGATATAGCGTGGAAAGGTGTAACGGCTTATCCGAAGGTTGGCACCCGTAGACAAGGATTTCTAACAGCAGAAGAAAGACAGAAGCTCTTGTGTGCCATGCGGTTCGATTTGTACAAGCTCGCAATCGGTTTGCTCTTGACCGGCGCACGGCCGGGGGAACTGGTTAATGCGGACGTTCGCGAATTCGATAAGAACTTGGGAAAGCTGACGTTGACCGGAAAAACCGGAAAACGCCTCATCCCACTGTCTGATAAGGCGCGTGAATTCTTCCGAAAAGAGGCAGACGGCCGACCGGACAAAGTGCCGCTCTTGGTTAATATGTTTGGTGAGCGGTGGTATCGGTCTATGTGGGTTAGGCTATTTCAAGAGGCACGGGAAAAAGCTGCGTTGCCGGACGCAGTTTTGTATAGCCTGAGACATACCTATATATCTGAGGCAATAGCGCAAGGGATAGACCCTGTCACCGTGGCAAATTTGACGGGAACAAGCGTCAAGATTATCCAGAAGCACTACCACGGATACCCGGAGGACATTGAAACGCGATTGAGTAACGTTGCGCTTCTGTAACGAAAAATGCCCGCTCAAAGGCGGGCCTTTTGTTAGGTGGGGGAAAATACGTCAGACCCATCGTCGTCCATAAATGGCAGTTGCGGGAAGTTTTCCGCATCTTTGATAAGGTCATCAACAGGAATATTCTGTTCTTTCTCAATAACCGTCACTTCCGCGCTGAATGAGGCATGACGTGCGCCGCGCTTGCCTTGCCATGACGTGCGGCTATTTAGCTCGTAGACGTTCGATTTGCCTGACTTCGAAATTCGGATAAAGTTGGCTGCTTTGAGCGTGTCAATGGCATTGCGCACCGTCCGTTCGGCAATATCCATACATTGCGCTATCGCCGCGTGACTCATCAGCACAGCGTTAGAGCCTCGATTGGTGCGCGACATAAGAAAGAAGAGAACCGCGATGGCGCTTGGTTGCTGAATTGCCAATTTCGAGATTTCTACGCATGTGCGTTTATCTACTTGCGTCCATCCTTGTACATTCCCGCGAGCGTCTGAATTTGGATCGGGAAGGGCTACATTTTTAACCATCTGAATGCATAGTTTGTGTCGTTAGGATGCCAGTATCTTAGCGACGAATCCGGGCGCGATACAGAAACAAATCTGCACATATGGTCTTGACATTTCGGAGGGTGTGGATTTTTAAGACTAAAAAGTGTCGTCAGAATGCCGGATATCCGGCAACCCGGTGCCGGTATCTGAATGTGTCTCAAAGCCTTACCGGTATTGGCGTTGCGGGCGATTTGCCGGAGTTTTTGGCCTATTCTTATGTTGGTCCTCTCTCCCGATATCGCCGTTTAACCGCAGTAACCCCATGCGGGGAGCAATGCGGCCCTGCGGGCGGACTAACTGCCAGAACGTCCGATTTTACAGTCCTTTTTGTTCTGTACAACTCTGTTGGTGTATGGTGCAATTTCGGCCTATCAAAACCAACCGGGGAGTTTGATGAGGGGAATTTTAGTTGCGGTTCTGGCGTTCGCTTTCGGTGTCGCACATGCTACGCAGTCGGATAACGAAATTGCGTACGGGATGTTTCAAGATATGCCGTTCCCTCTCGGAACTGACGACAACATGTGCGACGTGTATTCGAAAGCGGCGAGTCAAATCACGGAAATGCGAAACGATCGTATCACGCTGGCTGTTGCGCTTGAGGACGTAGGCCGCATTGACGTAGTAGACCAACGCATTGTGTTGTCGATGATGACGCGGGCCGCATACTCGAATCAGGGGCGAAAGGCGTGGAAAGACCCGCGTTCGGCCGAATGGTCGGTTATGCGTAAATGCACCAACTGGATATACAAGACGGGCACGACGCGGCCGGGTGACGCGCTACGTAAAGCCGTCGTCCCGGCGCGGACAGTGGGCGTGCGAGATACGGGCGGTCCTGACCTGTCCGGGATCAGGGGCGGCGTAAATCCGCGCAACAATCCGGCGCTCATGACGGATACCCTTGACGCGAGTATGCGCGCGAACATGCAGGGGACCGCCCAGCGCGGGATGGACATTAGCAACGTCTGTGTGGGGTATGCGCGCGATTACGGAATGGCAGCGATTAATGCTCAGATTGCAAACTACCGGAATCACGGCGGAGCAGGTGGCGCAGCGGAAGCGAGCCAAACGTCACAATTCCAAGCGTACGCAGATGCAGTATCGAATGCTGCATACGATTACTGCGCACGGGTAGGGACAAAGCTTGGGGGGCAGGTATCGAGCGAAGTTCTCTACACGCGAAAGTGGTAGTCGAGCCTATCAATCTTCACAGCGTAGGGTGGCTGAGATACAGTAACCGCCGAAGTTAATCCGGGGGCAGGCGTTGTATTCATTATTGACGATTCTGAAATAATCGATTGATTTATTGGCGAACCTATTTATGGCCGACGTAAAAAAGATTCCTTACTATAAACCGCAAAAAGGTTTGCTAGGACCTGAGTTGAAGAGGTACGAGGGTGCGCAAGGATGCGTCCCGCTTGAGACTCAAAAGACGGTATCAATCGATAGGTTGGCTCCGGGCGAAAAGCCGCCGCCTCCCCCTCCGCCCCCGCCAAAGCCGGTAGCGGAGCCGCCCAAAGCTCAGAAGCAGCCTGAGGCACCGCAGCCGAAGCAACAGCCGAAGACCCAAGAGCCTCCCAAGCAAGCCGAGGCCGAAGTTTGCGAGAACCCGCCGCCTTTTGACTTGCAGGATGTGCCTATCGCGATGGATAACTTGGGTTGGAAAGTGTCCGCTAAACTCGCACGCCGTTGGTTCGCGGGTCCTGAGCACATTTACAACGATAATGCTAAATCGATCCAGCCAATTGATAGTGACAGCGTAACCCTAGATTGGACGTTGAAATTTGGCAGTGTCCGTAGGAAGTACGAAAAACTTCTTGCCGAGGATGTCTATCGAGACGCCGCTATAGTCGAGGCCAGAACAAAAATTCTTGCAAAAGTAAAGAAGATGTTCTCAGAGGACAGAGGGGCGAATCTCAATATCAATACAACTCAATTTTTGTCGGATATCCTTCAGTTTCATATCGACTGGCAATTTCAGCTTGCTTCGATTGGGAATTGGGATACGTTGGAAAACCTCACGCCTACCGACCTTACGGGTGCGTTGGCGAATTTCAACATATACGCAGCCATAGGCAATGTGGAAATAACTGGTGAGAAGTATTATCGATACGAAAAGACGAGTAATTTCTATTGTCAGAATGCCGTTGCAAATATTACGCATGTGTACGTTTACGTCAAAGATAATTACTCGTTCAACGGAATTCAATATTTGGGTCACTGGAACAAGCGTGGTGTGATCATCGCGCCGGGGCCAGTGATCAGTGGGGCGGCGTCCAGTACACCCAAGAGTGACACTGATGCCGATATTTGGATAAAAAGCATCAACAAGCCAGTCGATACGAGGAAAAGTTTATTCGGGAAGTTCAAGGAGCCTGACGTGTTCTATCCCGTCTACAACTCAGACTACAACCGATGGCGCGCCAAGCACCATAGGGGTGAGGATTTTATGATATATTCGAAACCCGTTTATCTGAAGTTGAAGAAGCCCATTGAAATCAAACTTGGTGAAATATGCAGATTAGCGCCGTCAGACTCGTTGGGTTAGCCGCTCTTGCGTTTCTTCTGGTTGGCTTTTCCGTCCACTTGGCAAGACCAAAGTATGATCGCTGTGATTTCTTCGAAAAGGAACTAAACGGCGGGAAAAAGGAATTTGGAGGTGTGGAATATTATGCGAAATTGTGCGGGGCAGATATTCGAAACGGGCATGAAATAAGATTCCAGCTTTTCGATGGGGCCGGAGAATTGCGCGCGCAACGCTATTTTTCCTACTACGTGAATACGGCAACTGAGCGAGAATTGGTAGATGGTGTTGGTGGAATCGTCTATTACGATAGCTCAAGCAGTGATGTGATGAAGTTGCTTACGATTCCCCCAACTACATGGGATTGGATTCGGGCAAGACTACCGTTGTTTTAATTGTGTTGACCGGGCGTAAAAGAAAAGCCCCCGAACCTTGACAGGCCGGGGGCTTATTCGTTGCTTCTATTCAACGAGAACAACGCCGCGTAGCGCGGCTTCTTGGTCCACAGTCGTCTGACCGGTGCACACGCGGTTCTCAGCTTCACGCCTCAGCCGCAATCCCTTCACTTCCTGCAACGAACCGCCCGGACCAACGCGCGCATACTTGTACTCAAGAATCTTGGTGCACGCCTTGTTCACGTCGCCGCGCAGGAGAAGGGGACGCAGCGATCCGGCGTTCAACGCGCCTATTCCTAGGTTGTGTACGAAGTCGATCAAGATGACTTCCTGTCCCTGCGTAAGAGGCACGTCGTAGCCAATCGACGCGCGTAGTTGCGCCTCATCCTTGTTCAAATCTTTGATTAGGATTCTCCCGCATTCCTCGTTGGTGTAGGTCTGCTTGGCTATCTTCTCGGTGCCGATTCGGTCGGTGTGTCCAGCGCACACGGTGGGAATGCCGCGCTGATCCTTGTAGACCGTATTTCGCCAGCCTTCCCACCCTGTGACGAACGGCGCAGCCGCAACCACTGCTGCGCTCGCCGCACCGAGCAGCCACTTTCTTGACAGTTGAAATGCCATATGTGTCCCTTGAGGTCTAAAAAAATCAGGACACCCGAATAATCTTCCACAAAGCAAGATATGGGTTCTGGATATTCACTGCTGCCCCGTTGCCTGTGTTGCCGATAGATACGTTTGCGTTTGCACCCTGTGTGTCGATTTCGGTGTGGAAATTGTTGACGGAAATGTTGGCTCCTGAGCCTTGGATTCCGATATCGGCGTAGGAGGCGTAAATACCGATCCCTGTACCAGACGGATTCGTACCAAAGGTCGAGTTAGGGCCGTTCTGATCCACCCAGCACCACGTGTCTGAACCCGATTGAGGCAGTCGTTTGACGCTCAGGCTGTGTGAGTGGCCGGGATCATAGACGCCATGCGAGTGAGGGTTTTGAGACACCCCGTGAGAGTGCCCGCCGTCATAGATAGAGTGGGAGTGATCCCACGCCGCATGGTGCACATGAGGCGTCTGAGAGACAGGGTGGTTGTGGGCGGGCATGTTCGCCACGGTAAGAGATACCGCAGTCGCCCCACCGGTCGCGCCTTTCTGATAGCTCAGGCCCGCGCCGATCGTCATACGGTCGCGCAGATCGGGCGTGCCGTTCGTGCCGTCCGCGACCTGCCAACCGGGACCAAACTTCGTCACGATATCCGCTTGGTTGCCCCAGAAGTCTAGAACCGTACCAATCGGAAATGATTGGTTGTTCGAAACGTCAGTAACAAACCGCTGCCCGTCGAACAGGAACCGATACGTGCCCCCGGACTTGATGCCGGTCGCCTGAATTGCGTTTCCGTCTGACGCTACGGCGGTTATGGGCGTCAGGTTGTCTACCTTGAGGGTAACGCCCGTGGAGTTGGTATTCGCCGCTCGAACATAGACAACGAACCCGCGCGTCAGCGTCAACAGGTTTAGGCCCGTGTTGATGATCAGTCCGTTTGGAGCGCTCGCGGGCGCTGAATCATCAACGTAAAGCGCGCGTGCCTTGTCATTCCCGTTGCTGACCACCCAGCGTGTACCGTCGTAGACGAACTGGTAAATCACTCCGCCGACCAGATAGCCCGCATCCAGCGGATTACCTAGACTGTCTACCACGGCGCGGACGCCGTAGTTGTTCAGGTTGAACGTATATGGACCTGCGTTGGTTGAGGGAACCAGTACGTTGAGAGAGATACCGGCATTGAGTCCGGACAACCCTTGAATCGGCAACGTTGCCGTCAGGGCGCTAGTGGAACCCTGACCGGCAACGTACGTTAGGTATCCGCTCTGAAGCTGCGTGACTTGAACCTGTACGCCTTCCGTTCCGGCCGTGTTGCCGTTGAAAGCAATGTCCCCTGCGTTCCACTGTTGAACGGCGGTTCCTTCCTGCCCGCGCAGTACCGTGAGCACGTCACCCACACGGCTCGTAACGTACAGAATTTCGTGCTTGGTCTGCGTTGCCGCGTCTACGAGGGACAGCCGGAAGTAGGTTGTTTCACCGGGCGGGTACGGAGCCGGACCGGGCTGAGGGAACAGCTTGCCGGTGCCGCTCGTTAGCGTTACCTGAGTGGAACCTACGCCAGACGCAGGCAAAGCAAGGGCCAATGTGGTACTGGCATTATTCGAAGAAAGTTCGATGCTCATTTATTAGAATCCTTTTATGCGCATCAATAGGACGCGCGTTGTCCTGCCGTTGCGGCATATTGTTTTTGGGTGCGCAGGGGAGCGCCAGGATTGCGTGAATTACGCGGGGAGGGAAATAATCAAATGAGAGTGAAGGCGATTCCGACCGGAACCTGACAGACGCCGCCTTGAATAGCGGCCTTCAATACTCGCCATACGTATTCAGTACCGTCTGTGGTATCCACCGTAACCGTGACGTTGCGACGGCTTGTGAATGTGACGGAAATAGCGTTGGTTTGATCGACGCCAGCGCCAAGCTGGGTTTCGTTCACGCCGTCAACGCCGTTCGTGCCAGTCAGGAATCGTTGGATACGTCTTTTGAGCCACGGCACGGAAAATACGTATCCGTCACCCTTGTATAGATTCCACGTAGCAATGCGCTTATAGATATCGTCGGTTGCAACGTAGGTTTCGGTTACTTCACGTTTGGTATACGCGTTGTATTCAATCGTGTTATATGGCGTGCTGTTATATGGTCCCTTGTCCGCGATCATCGCTGCGGGTAGTGCAGGGCGTTGAATGCCATATAGGTTGTTCAGCAAGTAATCTAGACCCGCTCCTTGAATCACGGTGTTTCCGATGTAGATTGGAAATTCGAGAGCATTGAACCAGTCTAGATAATCCTGAGCTACCCCGTTGTAGGCGTCTACAAATGCTCGTATGTTGGGGTCATGTTGATACTGATAGAATAGATAAGACGCCCACGGAGCGCTTATTGTCTGGATGTTCTGATTCGGGTACATAATTGCCTTATATTCGGCAATGTTGTACGTCATCGCAATCCAGTAGCCCGACGAGTCGATTAACTCAACGTTATCCCCATCAGGTGTTTGAATGGGTGTGATTGGCATTTGTTTTACCTATATTGTTTCCTTGTCAAGTTTTGCTATCGACCGGGGCTAGGCCGAAATCGACCTAGCCGACGTGAAACGTCACGGGATTTGATTTCCCTTGTTCATCCATTCGAGCAAGAGGCCCAATCCACGGAAAATTTCGCCGCCCCAAAATCCGTAAAAATAGTGACCACCCGGCCAGCTTGAAAAAGAACCGCTCATATCCGCATACGAACCCTTCCCGATTACATAGGTCAGGTTGAATTGCGTGAGCAGACCCTTAATCACTTGCTCTGGAATTCCTGTTTTGTCACCCGCGTTCAGCATTTCGACGCAAGCAGACAGGAATAGGCCGGTCATGTGTCCGACGTTATCGGGATCGTTCCGGGTAGGGTCCGGGTTGTAGCCGTCGTTGAACGGTGGGGCATTGCGCGGAAACTTGGATGGAGTCAGTCCGCCGTTGTTGGTCTGAAAGTTCAGTAGGAAGCTCGCCCAATTTTGGCAAACCGTGATGAGCTTCGGATTGACGGGCTTACCTTGGCGCACCAGCTCCGCCCACAGGTGACAGGCGGACCACATAGCCCGTGCCTCATACCCCGCCCACGGATACGGTTGGTCCGAACCCCAATCGAAGGTATTGATAGCGCCTTCTCCTAGGTTGTCGTATCGAGGCCAAACGTACAGCGGACAGAACGGACCCAAAACCCCAATCCGTTGCTGATAGGCAATCTGCGCGTCGTACCAAAACTCAATCACGTTTTCGTAGTAGTCGGGCAGACCGGCGTTGAGCCAGTTAACGGGATACTGGTAGCCCGTGTACGGGGTTCCGCGCCAGAACTCGTTACGGCGTAGGGTAGGAGAGTATTGATTGGAGAACGGCACCACACCCGGCGTGTACTTCAGCCCGCTATTCATTTCGTTTTGGATGGTCACGTCACCAACCAGCCACGTGAACGCGCCGGAATCGCTGACATGCATGAACCACTGCGTAGACCACTCACCGTTCGGCGCGTAATACTTCGGCACTTCACCCCACGTGTACGTGGAAATGCTGGCGCTCATCGAACCTGCCGGGATTTCAAAGATGACCTGCGTTAGTTGGTCTGTCGGTGTCGGAGTGGGAGACGATCCTACGGGCTGATTCGGCGCGAGCGTGAACATGTCCCATGTGAGATTTAGCGTCGTCCAATTGAGCGCTTGCGGCAACGCAAGCCAATACTTCACGCCAAGCTTGTCCCGCAGGCTCAAGTACATCTGCCCGGTCATGGTTTTGTACGTGAGCGCAGACAACGGAGCGTGCTTCGAGTCGAGCAACCAGAACCCCGCGACTACACCCGAAACGCTGTCGGGTACGCTGGCGATTCCTATGTAGTCCGTATAGTTCACGCCTCCAAGGGAGAACGTCGTGAACTGCGAGCCGCCCGTCGCGTTTCCGTACGCCGTGAAGTTGCTTCCGTCGAATGGGATGATCGGTTGCCCGTTGCTTTGGGTAACCGAGAGCATTTGGTTAAACGGAATGGACAGCTTTGTTGGAACGGGGATTGTGTTCGGGGTCAACGGATATCGGTACTGTTGGCCGTTCGTTTGATCTACCGATTGCACGATGTTCGTGAAGAACTCCACGCGAGCAGCAGGGCTGCTAAGAGACATGACGACGTTCATAGCCGTGTTGCTCTGGATGCGGTTGAACACCGCGATTTGCTCTAGCGCTGCCGTCCCCATACTGGCCGTCGTTTCGGCCGTTTTCGTGACCTGAATGTAGCCCGCCGTATTGCGCGTCACGTTGACCACGCTGTTCGTCGGCGTGTAGCTCCAGTAATACGAAATACCATAGTCGCACGGGTCAATCGTCTGTGGCTCTTGGCGGAAGTAATACGTCACGTCGTCCACAACCGAAGCTTCGAGACACGTCTTGATCGCGCATTGATAAATCTGGTTGTAGTAGTCGTTTCCCGTTTCCCTGTACAGCAATAGTGCTGCTTCGCAAAACCATTGCTCCGCGTCGATTGCGTTGCCGAACTGATCCGGAGTCAGGGCGCGCCATGTAGGCCACACGTCGAAGTTCACGTTGCGCGGGATCATCACGCCAGAGTGGATGACGTAGCTAACGCTCGCAGTGCCGTTGAACGTCGTGTCTTGCAGGACAACCGTTCCGACAGGCTGACCCGGAGTCGGTGTCACAGGGTCGTAGTTGCTATCCCACGTTCCGTTTGTCGCGACGAAGGACGCGAATGGGAGAAGCGTTCCGCCATGAGCCGGACCAGCGCGCACCGATTCATACGCGTAGCGGCCGGTAAAGACCTTATAGACCTTGACCGTCTGTTCCCCAAAGGTAGGCTGTCCAGGTGGAATCTGACCGACCCCATTCACGAACGTGACCGGCTGGCCGTAGAAACCGGGACTGCCCTTGTTCTGCGGATTCGCAGGCCCGTACACCTCGAATGGATTTTTGCCGTTGAGCATCCAGTTTGCGCGATAGATATCGGGTGGATTTGGAACCGGCACGCCTCCGTAGAAATACTTCACATACGCGTCAAAGAACCACTTGGCTTTATCCAGAAACTTCGGATCGCCCGTCCCTTTGTATGCGTAGTAGTAGCCGAGAATAGTGAGGGCTTGACCTTCAGTGGTGGCGCATTGCGTCGGCGTGTAGTCTTGTGGACCGCCTTCAAAATGCATGTTGTTGGCGAGAATCCCCTCATTGTTGATGATGAACTTGTTGATGAGATTGTCGCCATCGTCATTAACATCGCCGGTGTGTCGCTCTAGGAAGTTATCTAGGCCGTACAGAATGCTATTAATGTTTTGTTGATCGGACTTGTTAGCCGCCAGAAGACCCGGACGCATAGCGCCTCCACTTAATTGATTTGACCGATGTAATACCCTGCGAAGGTTTGTCCATCGATAGTTTCTAGTTCGATCACGTTCCGGGAACCGACTGTGTATGCAAGGATGGGGCGCGAGCCAACCCACTTGATGCGCGAGTCCCACGAACTGATCGTGTTGTTACCTGTGCCCTGTTCAAAGTAGAACGTGAGGCGAAGCGCCTTACCTGCGGGAAGCTGTAGATTGGTAAGAGCGAATGTTGCTGCCGGAGAGTTGAGGACGACGTGATATCCCGGCACTGGCGTAGTTAGATCGATACTGATCGTGTCCTGTGCTTGAATCGACACCATGTCGTAGTACGTATCAACGGACAACTTGCCGTAGGGATCGACAGACACACCAGAACCGGCAATCACGATACCCGGCGTGGACGTTGTGGCGTAGGGGACTACGTAGTGAAACGCGTCGGCCGCCCAAGCCTTGAATCCGGTCGGAATAGTTGCCTTAAAGTTGCCCGAAAAGTTCGCCGTGAAGACAGCCGACGAATCAGTACAGACGGCGGGGAACATCTTTCCCGTTTGCGTGTACGGAATGCCTCCCGTGCCGGTTGCTGGGTCTGCCGTGCCTGAGGCGTTCCACTGACCGCCGTTTGTGCGGAACCAAACCAGTTTCCGGTCGGAATCGACAGCAACGCCGAGAACGTCGTTTGCGTTACCGAAACCGGACACGCTCGCGACCTTCGAGCCGTTGAGGTACACATTGCCGCTCGACTGGAAAGCACCGACCGCGCCTGAGTTGTCGTCGTAGCCGACCTGACTGTTGAGCGGCTCATTGCTTGGGGCGATACCGACGCTCGCGTTACCGCTGCTGCTGCCGCTCGTGAACGCAATTTCGAAATAGTGCTTACCCGCTGCGTAGCCAATCGTACCGAGTACGACAGCCTGAGCGCCGCCAAACGTGGCGGTCAAGTTCCCGTTGCTCAGGGTGATACTGGAATGCTTGTATCCGGGATCAAACGTCGTAGGAGCTGCTACCGTGGCCTGCGAGATTCCCGCCCAATACTGAGCTTGTCCAGCGTAGTAGAGCGACGAGTAACTAGACGTGCCCTGTACCGTGCCGGTAGGCTGCGAGGCCCATGCTTGAGCTGCGGTAGCAGAGCCGGTCGCGCTTGTTTGCGCCTGCGTTGCCGTGGTCGCTGCGCTCGATGCTGTCGCTGCATTGGCGGACGCGCTGCTTGCTGACGTTGCCGCTTGAGCTGCCGAAATGGCCGCTTGATCGGCTGCGCCCTGTGCTGCACTCGCCTTGTTCCATGCGTCATCCAACTTCGCCATATCGGCCGAAAGCCACTTTCCACGTGCAACTTGGTACAAGTCACCAAGTGAGGTGATGATTGCTCCGCCAGAAAAATGAATGTCTCCGTTGAGCGTCAGTATCCCGTTGATGGTCGGGTTCGAATTCCCAATGAAGGGCAGAGCGCCCGTAAGATACGAGACAAGGTTTACACCAGAATATTTACGTTCTCCGGACGCGGCTGCATATGGGTCATATCCAACCAGCATTTGCGAATCCGACAGTTGCCCGTCCGGAAACTGATTCATCTTCAAATCAGCCATTTAAACCTCTTATATATAATTAGTTCGTGCTTGCGGAGCGTTGATTGGATTTCTATTAGCCGCGCACAACAGAGATGGAAGCAACGTTCGTGACGAAATAGCCTTCGTCGTTGCCTTTGATTTCTTGTTCGCCTGCGGGCGGTGCCACGACGGTTCCATCGATGGTGTATCCGAACACCAAGCGCGTAATATCTTCTTCGGGAAGTACCGTGGACATTGCTTCGGTTACGCGCTTACGCAGAACGTTCTCATTGATGTATCCGCCGCCCTGAATGCCGTTGATATAGCCTAATACGGCTGGCTGTACAGCCTGAGTAATCGAGTCATCGCTGATCACGTTCCCGCTGAGCGTATTCCATGTGACCGTGACACCCACGGTTTGCTGTAGCGGTCTGACAAACGGGATGGGGTAGGTGTCTGATCCGTCCCGCAGATTCACGACTACGTTTCGTGTGGCGTCGGCGGATTGCAGCAACGCAGGAAGATCGAACATCGATGTAAAAATCGCGACGGCAACCGCCGTATCGTCTCCGCCGCCCACAATCACGCGATAGCCTGCCGTGATATCCGATCCCGTATAGGCAATGGAAATGAGACGGCTAGAGACGCCGGGAACCTGTTGGAGCGTCGTTCTCAGCGTAGAAATGAAGCCTTGCGACACGGCGCGCTGTGTTTCCATGACGCGCGCACGGAACGAGGAAATGTCCTCTTGTGCTTTACCGGGGACGCCATCCGCAGGGTTGGTGAGATTGACCGTGATTCCATCCGGGAGGCTGGTAACTACGATTTTTACGGTGCCTGCCGGGATCGCAAACGTACCCGGTGTCTGACACACGAAATTCATCGGATCGGTTGTCCCATCCGGCTTGACGGCCGTTGGAGTCGTCAGGACATATTGCTTGTTACCGTCCGAGATAATGAAGCCCTTGTTGAACACGAATCCGGGCGTCGAATTATTCGCTACAACGTCAACGGAACCGTTGGTGACAGTTCCGGGTTGCACGCCTAGCTGAGTGCCTATGCGGTTGAGGATGTACGGCTGCGCAGTAGGGCTTGTGAGGCTGTTGATAGTGTCCACGCGGGCCTGTTCCATCAGCGTGACGGCTGCAACGTCGGTGCCTAGAATGTCGTCAACCATCGACCCCGGAATGTTCGCCGTGTATCCCGGCCGCGCCCGCGTAACTCGCGTGATAAGGTCCGTTTGAATCTCTGCGGGATCACGCGGGATTAGCCCGCTTGTTGTAATTGGAGTGGTAAGCGCCATAAATCAGCCTGTAATATCTTGTCGATACACCTGCCCATTTTTTAGTACCGCCGTGACGTTATAAGTTAGTGCCAGTGTTCCATCTATTCTATTTTGAGGTTGTGGAACCCGTGTAATCGTCAGGCTAAGGAAATAGGGAGCGTACTTCTGTTGAATGAGTTGCACGTACAAATCTGGCGGAACTTGCGTGTCAATGGCATCAAAGATCGGAATTCCGGTGTTGCCATTGAACGGCGATTCGCCTAGTACGAGTTGTAGATTTTGTGAGAGGGCGGTAATCCAGAATTGCGATGCGTCGCCCGTATCAGGTGTCTCCACCATTTCCCAGAAAAATGCGCCTTCGTCGTCGCGTTTAAATGTGCCTGTAGCTGGGTCTACGGCTCTACCATATATTCGAGCCATAATTAACTTCTTTCTTATAAAAGTGCGGCTTTACTATTGAGATTCCACCCACGCACGGAAAGAATTTTGATACTCGCCCGTATCTATGAATGACGGTCGAGACGGATTCTTGCTCGTGTATGGATGCAAGAGGCGATGATTCACGCCGTCTAGAGCGGCCTGAGTTGGAACCTGAGGGAATGACTGCGCCGGATATTCTTCGTTGTCTAGGAAATTGCGAAACGCTGATTGGATTTCTTCCATAGACGCTTGATAGATATCAGGTGATACCGGCAACCCCATCATTTGATCGTCCATCGCATCTGAAACAGCCTGCGCGACCGACTCACTTATTTCCTTGATATGCAAGTCAACGAAAACCTGCATCACCCCGTAGTCGTCTTCTAGATACTGCGCGACTTCTGGAACCGTCGTCCCGTTCTTGTAAGCTTGCTCGATAACGCCTAGATGTATTTCCATGTCAGTTGCTTCCGAATGTTTGTGGCGTGCTCTTTTGTGTGGTCTGGCTATTGAGCGGCTTACCATAATCGGCAGGAGTAACCGGGTTAGCATTGATGAGCATGTGAGTGGCCCATCCGGTTCCGTCTGACGCACGACTATTGCCGACGTGCTGCACGCTGAGGACTTGAAACACTCCAACCAAATCGCGAGGCCACCCAATGGACGTAATCGCAGTGGAGGCGGCTACGGACAAAACTAAAGAAGGAACTTTTAGCTCAATCAAATCGAATGACCGAATATCAGCACGCATAGGACACGAAACGTGCACGTTTTGTGCATCCACGTATTGAGGGACGCCAATCATGTCAATGGTGTCAATTACCTTCGGTGCGGTTCCTAGAGGCGCGATTACATCACTCATAACGAACTTGTCACCAACGAATCGCGAAATGACACCCATGTATGAGGGGTATTGCGAACGCAGGCATGCTTTCGATTGCACGTTCACCATATTGCTGAAGTCCTGCAAGCTCGATATAGCGTGCATTTGGTCCTCATACAGCGTAATTGAATCGCTGATATTTATTTGAGGTTGCAAGCCGGGATAATATTGACTGAATGTTCGTGCCACTACGTCCGAGAGTCGTTCGCCTTTTTTGCCTTGAAAAATTGGAGCGCTCGCGCCTGTAGGGGACTGAACTTGCTCGTTGATGACCGTCCGGGCGATTGGCAGGGTAACCACAAACTCAGGCCGAATTGCGTTGCCATATGGAAACTGAATTTGCCCCTCAATGATTACGTTATCTGAGCCGGTTACGGTCGCAAGTTTCTTGCCGAGCGGGAGACTGTGTTTGTCGAATCCCGCTTGTACACGGATAACCCAGCCGTTCAGCTTGGAGATATCCGCTATTGCTTCAGTCGGTAATCCCCATATTTTTACGTAATTCGATCCTAGATCGGTCGGGTTAAAGCCGGTTCCGCCAAGGATGCAATTTAGTTCGACTTGTAAGGCGCTTGGGCTGGTCGATTCGAGAACGTAGGTTGCGACGCCTTGCGTTGTTCCGTCTGAGAGCTTGCGCGTTTCACCTATTCCCGGAACCAACACCCTTTGTATTGCCGTAGGCAGCGACTGAGTAGGGTTTGGATCGCTGGCCGTAGGAATAGGTGGTAGGAATGTCAGTTTGTAGTACCGCATTCAATCACCCGATTTCTAAAACCATTGTGCTCGCCCGGTAGATTATGGGCGTGGCGAGATAACCGGAATTCAATGGAATGTCCATATCGTCCGGGCTTTCGATTAGGGGTAGCGCCATAGTTTGATTTGCCGAAATGGCGCGAAGATAATACCGGTTGCTGTAGTGGTTGTACCACGCAACTAGCGTGTATACCTGCGTACGTCCGTCTAAATCGGTCCCTGAAAAGGAATAGGACCATCCATTTTTTGGGTCAGGGTTGAACGAGACGTACAACGTATTTTCTGAAGCCATATTCCCACCTCTTAAAATATGCTTTGTAGTGCGTTCCCGACGTTATCAACGAGTGTTCCGAGCGATGAGCTTAAATCTTGCGCGCCGTTTGTAATGGCCGCCATTGTTCCATTGAGGGAATCGCCAAGGGCGGAGGACTGAGTAGTGAGCGGTTGGTCGAAAACCCACTGCCACGTAACGGCTGGCTGATTGCCCCGGTCCGTGCTGTCTACCAGTTGATTGAGTAGACAGCCCGTATAGACGTAGGCGGGATGAATTACCGTGAATGTCCCGCCTTCCTGTTGATGCCGATTCAGGATAGTTTTCAGTGCAGCTAGCGCGGCGGATTTGACTTCGTATCCGCCCGCCCCCTGCGCCGGAAACTCCATAATCATCGTGATTTGTGTAGGCAAAAGAATCGAGGCGTTAGCCGCAGTGCGCATATCGGCAGTTGGGTACGTTGGGTTCTGCGCCTGATAGAGCGCTGTACCCGGACCCGGTCGGAACGCAATTTGGTTCAGGGCGACAGGCGCTCCGTTCCCCAATAGGGATAGAATCGACGAAATGCCCGATGTGGATAGAGACAAGAGAGAACCGATAGGGAGGGGAATATTGGAATTACCCATAACGCCGCCGTTTAGAAAGATGGGATTTTTTTGATAAATGGATTCCCAAGCATCACGCGACATTGACATAATTATTTTCCTTTTTTTAAGTTGCCGAAGCTGCCGCGTTAGCTGTTACGTTGGCCCCTGTCTGGTTTTGAACCACTACGTTTACATTCACGCCACCAACGGTTTGCACCCCGCCGCGCATAATGTCTCCATAGCTGTTGAAAGCCTGCAAACCATATGTCGCGCGTTTGGCGTCGTTCGCTTCCGCTTCCCCCGGACGTTCGTAATCTCTGCGGTGGATCGTTGCCGCTTCCTCAATCGAACGGGCGCTGTTCAATCTCTGCAAAAGGCCCTTTTGCTCAGCGGCTTCCTGCCAATGGAACGCGGCTTGCACCTTCATTTCGGTCCACGCTGGATGCTGCTTGCGGAACTTCTCAAGCGCCCGTTGGCGATCCTTGGAAAGCCACTGAGCTGCGCCATAGGCCCCGATGGAGTTTCGAACGAACACGTCGTAGCCGGATTCCTGCGCAATGGAACCGAGTGCCCCGGCGATTGCTTCCGGCCTCATCCCACGTCTCTTACCTTCGGCGATGAATTCCCCAATGAACTGCGCTTTCTCGTCCTGAGTAGCGGGGCCGCGTGTCTTCCCGTCCGGAGTCACGTAGGTAGCGCCTGCGATACGCTCGGACGTGAGCGCGGTTTTCTGCATACCGCCATCGCCGCTGTACGTGTTGACCGTGTTGGGGATGTTCGCGTCCGCTGCCGCCGCGATTTGCGCGTTCAGTTCGTCACGCTTCGCATACAGGTCTTTCAGCGAATCTCGTATCGAATCGGGGCTGGCCCCGGTGCGAGCAATGGCCGCTTGAATCGGATGCCCTTGCTTCTGCAATTCGTCCGCTTCTTTGTGGCGTTGCTGCGCCAACTTCAGGTTGGCTTCTTCCTTCGCGATATTTTCGTTCGTCGCTTTTAGAAGCTCCTGCGGATTCTTGTACTTGCCCGTAAGGCTTCCCGGCAACAGCTTGTAAATCGCTCCGGTCAGCCGCGTGAGCACCACGGCCAGCTTGAAGAAATCATTGGTGACTGTCCTCAGGGCGTCCGTAAATCTGTCGCTCGTCAGGAACTCGGAAAACTTCGTGATGCGTGCGGGCAGTTCGTCCAAGAATCGCTTGAATCCCGGACTATCGAGCACGTTCGTAACCAGCTTGCCGAACGACTTTGCAACCTTGTCCAAGCTAGGCTCAATGGCAATCAGCTTGTTGAACACACCCACCCGGACTTTCTCGAACACTTCCGACAGGTGAGAGGTGAATTCGAGCGCCTTACGTTGATCGGTCGCGCGCGCGTCCAGTTCGGGCGTCTGCCGTTCGTACTCGCCGCGCAGCCCTTCGATCTCACCAGCTTCGGCTGATTGAACCGTCGTGACTTGCTCCGGGGTGATGAACTGTCCGCCCATTGCACGCAGAACCAGCGGGTTCGCGGTGCGTGATGCGTTGATAAGGCGGCTCATCACTTCGCCGGCGTCCGTACCCTGATCTGATAGCTGCGCAGCCTCTTGCTGGCCGATCCCGGCTGCTGTAAGCGCCTGTAGGAGTCCAGCGCGTTTGTTTGGGTCGCGCTGCGCTTCAGCTACGGCCTTGAGCTGGGCGTCTGAGAAGCCGTAGCGGCCGTAGGTGTTTTGGAATGCAGCGCGGGAGCCTTGCGAGATACCGCCCATTTGCAGGTTCGTGACACGATCCGCACCGAACGAACTCATCAGCTTGGAGAATCCTGCGAACATCAAGGCAGGGAGGCCCACAAGACCCGTTACCGCGCCGAGTGTGCCAAGACCGGGGAGCATCTTGGAGACGTTGGACATTACGTCTTTTACGTCCTTGTTGATGCCCTTAACTGTTCCGCCGATGGTCTTCCAGTGCTTCTCCATTACAGTGAGTTGCTTGTTGGAATCCTTCAGGCCGGTTGTTTGTTTCTTTTGGCCTTGTTGCAGGTTCAATTGAACGGCTTGCAATAGCTTCGCCTGTCGGAGCGCGTCTTTCCATGCTTCCGGCATGCCCTGTAGCTGATCGTCAAACGCTTTGAAGTCTTTGAAATATTGATCCGCTTCAGCCCGATCTACTTGGATTTTCAGAATGGAGACTGCCATGTTTACCCCTTTTAGTGGTTATATGTGTCGTCGGAGTAACGGTGTCGGTAGTGATGCGCATCTTTGAAGCCGCCAAAACTATGTATTGCCGAGTCTTCGCCGTAGCATTCGTACCAGCCTTCAGTAGCAACCCAATCCAATACGGAATGGATTAGGCTTCTGTCGTTTTCCCGTCCGTAGCATCGGCCGTTGTCGAGGTCTGCAATGAAGCGAGAAAATCCGTAAAGGTTGACGATGTGCCTACCACTGGCGACAGTCCAAGCGCCACGAGAGACAAACCCCGCGCCCACTTGGCTACTAAGCTCGCCAGCCAGTAACACAAAAAATTTGCGATTTCATCTTGCGCCTCCGTGTCGATTTTCCCTTGGCTCATTGCGAGGCCAAACGGAAGCGTTTTGAATCCTTCTTGATCGTCCGGAAAACCTACGGTAGTGCAGCGCTTAATTTCCGCGAAGAATGGTTCTGCATCCATGCCGCGCTTTTCGCACGATTCGCGGAATAGATCGGCGGCCACCGCCAATCCTGCAACTTGCAAATTCTTGATTTCCTCTAGAACCATAGCGAAAGGAATTTTGTACGAGCGCCACAAATCTAGAGAGATAGGCAGGACGTACGCATATACGCCGTTTTCAAGATCGAATACGAGATTTAGATTGCGATCAAGCTTAGGTTGATTTTCCATTTTGGTACTCTGTTTGGTATTGAAAAAGGGGGCTGCGCGCCCCCTCTGTTTCAATCAAATTGCGTCTTGCCTTAGATCCACATCGAATCGTTGACGTACCACGTTCCGGCGAGCGTCACAGTAAATGTGCCGTCTGTACCGGCCGTGTTTACCGCGCCTTGTGATTGAATCGAAACGTTCTTGATCGCGTACTTCGAGAGAACGGGCGAATCGGTATATACGTCCACGTCACCAAGGACGCCATATTGCTGAATCTGTCTCTTGAACAAATCGGCTACAGGGCTTGTCTTGTTGAGGGAGATAGTCAAGTGAACCTGCACATAAGGCTCCGGGCTGTTGATAGTGCCCGTCATCGCTTCGATGATCGTCACTACTGCGCCCTGTGGTTCAATCGAGACACCGGCCTTAGCCAAGTTTTCCGGGACGATGTTGAGCTGAGGGAAGCTATTGAAAACAACGTGTGCGGCAACGCGGTTGAGCGTTCCCAATGGCTGCATTGAATTTCCGGCCATGTTAATTTCCTTTATTTATTGACTGGAAACGGGCGTGCGTCATCACCGTGCAATCCGCGCGGTACGAAGCACTCCCATTAGATTTGATTAGCTCGGAAGGTCGCTAACTGCCATGTTGAACGTCACATGCGTAAAGCTACGTGCCGGAATCACGGTCACTGAAAGACCACGATAGATACCTGTGTGGTAGTCGCTCGGGTTTTGGTTTTGATAAGTCAGAGCGTCCACGGCATTTACGATCCCGGTCCCAGTCACTTGGTTGGCGGGGAGCAGAACACCAGCCGCAACTAGGGAATCGATGGTGACTTGCGCGACTTGCTGCAAACGTTCGATACCACGTTGATCAAACTTCAACGGATTGAGTGCGTTTGCGTTGCCGTTGGTAATCGCGCTTGCCAGCGCCAGATGCTCATTAATCGCGGTTCTGTCCGACGCGTACCAGTATTCAAAGAAATCGCCAGACGCATACATGTTGCCTTTGAGCAGCGTACTGGTTAGTCCTGCCTCAGTGCCTACGTCCGGGTAATTAAAGAAATATTTCTGGAATAGCGCACGTTCAGCAGTCGTCCACTTGCTAGGCTTCACGCCGTTAATTGGGCGTGGCCCAAGCGGCAACAGCTTTTGTGTTGAGGTCGGGTTTTGACTTACGATCAAGTAGGCAAGAGCCGCCGCGCCAAACACGTTTTGCGTTGCCAAATCTTCGTCCGATTCGGCGTAGAGCAGGACAGATTTATGGATGTTGAATGCAGGCCCTACGCTCGCCATGTTTGTCCGTGTGGCCGTCACGGCAAAATACGTCATTGCCGTTGGGCTGTCGTATGAAGTCACCAGCGAGTAGAAATCTTGGCTGGTCGCCCACGAACGCGGGACCACATAAACGTAGTTCTGAAGTGCGTTTTCTTCGAGATATGCGCGAAGCGCGGCAACAGCGTCCGGACCTGAAGCAAGGCCCAATTCGAGAACGGTTGTGGCAATCGCCGCACCGCCTGCGAAAAATGAGTTACCCATGCTGCGAATTTCCGCCACGGCGGCCGGGGTTGCCGTGCCGAGAGTCTGTGTCGTGCCCGGATCGTTGCTCAGGCTGAACGTGAAGGACGTTGAGGAAACGCCCGTGACCGTGAATGTCCCGTTGTATGCGGATGGAGACACGCCCGCAATGGTGTACTGCGCGCTCGCTCCGGCCGCGAGCGGAATCGTGCCGCTGACAACCACCGTAACGACGCCTGACGACCATTGAATCGAACTGATCGGAAGCGGGGATTGCAGGAGCGACGTAATGTCCTTTGGGCTGGCGACGAGCTGCGTTGTGCCTGCTGGGAGCGTCGTACCACCTTGCGAGACTAGAACGGAGTTGCGCTGTAGATTGTTCGCGATTGGTGCTGTTTGCACCGAAATAACGATATCGACAATATCATCGATTTGATTTGCCATTTTTAATCCTTGAATTGGAATGGGAAGTTAGGCGCGAGCGGACCCACCCGGCCGAAAAGCAGGGAAAATGAATATGCGTGGTGCTAGATCAATATTTCTTCGTCCGTCCGCGTCGTGCGTTTCGGATTTTTATTTTTCTGGCGGGAACGGCGGCACCAAGTAGCCCGGTTGATTGGTGTACAGGCTCGGTACAGTAAAATTGGGCTGCACCTTAAGAATTAGCGTAATCGCGTAGTCCAAAGCCTTGAACGTTTGATAGCTAACTTCGAAATCAATAGTCTTTTTCTGGCCGCGTATGTTGTACTCCGATTGGATGATCGGAACGTCCTTCATGTCGGGGCCAGTCATCAACCCCATCACTGAATTTCCCTGAGTCTGAAAAAACGTCATCAGGTAATCGATGTAGGCCATTGCATGGTCGTTGTCGAAACCGTACAGATGCAATGTCACCTTGTCCCGCTTCAGTTGCGAAATGAATTCGCGATAGATCGGAGGATTCACAGAGTCGTCCTCAAACGCATACTTTCGAGGCAGAGGCTCGATGCTTGTGGTTTCGTGAATCTCCACCGCGATATATGGCGGTTGCTGGTTCGCAGCTACGAGGTATTCGCCAAACACGGCTAACGGTTGGTCGTAGCCGGGAACAGTGGACAACGGACCTGTTAGCGATAGCCAAATCGGAATGCTGTTACTCAGAATTTTCGATGTGGGTATGTTCGCGGTCGAGTCCAGAAACTGCGTCCTCATCGTAGGGAACACAGCCATGCCCGCGTAGTGATTTAGGTCCGTTTGCCAATACCGCATCGTCCGGCGATTGAACGCGAACAACATATCGTCGTACTCGCAAACCCACATCGTGGACGGTGCAATGTCTTGGAATTTCGAAACGACCTCCGTACTCGTAAAAATCACGGTGTTCTGTGCATACGATTCGGACGGTCTTTGTTGTTGCTCGTTGGTTACATGCAGCGAACCTTGTACCGTGAAAGTGGTAGCGGGCTGACGTATCCAGTACACCATCCCGTCAAGAGGCAGGACATATTGTTGATACAGCGTGAACGTCAATTCCTGATTGTGCGAAATGGCGCGCAGACTGGTCTTTAGAATACTTGCCTGACCGTTGTTGATCTTGTCGGTTGAAGGGTCTGATGTGCGCGGCGGGAGTTGATCAAAGAGTCCTGACATTTAATCTCCCTTAGTTAGTTGGTCCGCCTGACGTTCCGCTACCCGGTTGGACGCCCGAGTGCTTGTGCGCCGATTGCGTAACGCCGTTGATCGTTGCCTCAGGTGCCGTGATAGGCCCGGTCGTGTCCAGCTTGTTATTGATCTTGACGGGCGCGTTAATCGTTGCCGTGCCGCCTGAGCTGTCCGTGGCCGTCAGAGTGCCGTTGAGCGCGATTTGTGGGGCGGTCAGATTGATAGACGTGCTGGCTGTGATATCGACCTTGCCGTTTCTGAAGGTCGCCGTGATGCCGCCCGTTGTGATCGTGATTCCATCGGGCGCGACAGTGACCGTTGAATTGCTGGCCGTGTCGTGCAGGATGACCCCGTTGGGTCCGTAGATTTCGACTGCCTGAGGGTCGATAGGAGGCGTCCAGCGGGCGTTACCGCAAGGCTCAAATACGAGAGCCGTTAAATTCGGAGGTTGATCCAGAGTCGGGGGTGTATTCGCTCCCAAGCCTGAAATTTTGCCCGTCGAGACTGATACCGGAATCAAGATTCCCGCGTCGCCTTTCTTGATGGGGTAGCGGATGTATTCCGGACCCGCGAGAGGGACGGTAATTGGTGGAAACGTCCATTCGCTTGTTACGTCGAGTCGCACTGTAACAATCGAGCCATTAACTGACTCAACGATTGCGGGCCATCCTTTCGACTGACTCCACGCTTTTTGATCCGCCGCTGTCTGGGAAACCTGCTTGAGCGATGACTGGAAAGGGCGTCTGATGTGTTCAAAATCATTCATGCGCGCACCTTTACACCAGACTCCACATAGAACCCATCATTTGCAGATAGCCGAGGAATTTTTGTCCATAAGGGTCTTTCATCCACTGCAATTCCTGCAACGTTGCACGCTTCACCCAATCCGGAACTACCGTCGCGGCACTTGTGCCCTGATCGGCTGCGCTCTGAATAATTCCGTTGAAACCGGACAATAGCCCGTATTCCTTTTGAATATTTGCAAACCAGTTTTGGCCCGCTTGATCTATGGCGTTGTTATATAGGAATGATGTTGCCGCGTAATACACCATTAGTTCATAGATGGCGGCGGATGCGCATTGATAGCCGCGCGGCGTGAGTTCAGCGCCGATGGTGTAGCTGAGCGCGACGAACGGGCTGTCGTCAGGCAATGCCTCAGCCGGCACACCTACAACTCCCCGCAAAAATTGCAGATATCCCGCTTGTGAAACTGCCATAAAAACTCCGTTTAATATCTAGCGCGTCTAACGTCCACGTCGGCCATAGAATGCTGTTGTGCCGACCGCAACTGAAGCGTCGTATTGAGTTCGTTAATTTGCGACTGCTGCTTGTTCTGGATATCGTGCATTTCGGCTACTACCGGCTGCACTTGCTGATTGATAAGATTGTTCACATACAATCCACCAATCGCAGCAATCCCGGTAAAGGCGGATGGCATGATCCACTTCGCAAGCTTGTTCGCCCATTTCGCCGCATTGGATGCGGAAACAACCTCATCGCGGATCGGCTCCATCTTCTTGTCGAGGTCTTCCAGACGTTTTTCGATTTGTGGGATTCGCTCGCTACGTTCTTCAAGGCGCGTAATGCGCTCAATGAAGGCGGTTAGAGTGGCGCGAATCTCACTGATCCCAGATCCGAGTTGCGCAAGTGAGTCTCTTATCTCGCTCCGCAGTTGATTTACTTCGTCGTTGTCAGGCATGTTCAGCCCCTTTTTATAAGTTATGGGCTAAAGACTTGATCAGTCCATGCCGATTTCAAATTTGGCGATATCTGCCGCACCGCGCGATAGTGATTGATCGCCTTCCAAGACGTGGACGGGCTGCGCCGTAATCTCCACTTGGTTTTTCTTGGCCGTCTTGCCCCGCGTGATTTCCTTCTCTACGGCCGTGAGGGCGGCGGTTTCTTTCTTCAGCTCGTTAATCGCATTTTCGTTCTGCGCAAGCGCACGGCCACGAATCACAGCCTCTTGGTCAGAGAACGAAAACGGCTTGTCGATGCGATAGAGCAGGTGAACACGAACGCGGTTGGCAGCAGTAAGGCTGCGGTTGTATTCCGCCGAATCCATGAGGCCGTATTGCTGAAGTTGATCGACAATCAAGGCAATGGTTTCAGTATCGCCGTCGTAGATGCATTGTTGTTCACCCGGCAGTAGGTCCGCGTATTGCGCCGCACGTACATTCGGAATTCGGTAGAATGCGTTGTAACGTTGCTGTGTCGCATTCAAAATATATAGCTTACTCATGCTGTTTCCTTGCAGATAAATTTCGGTGCGGGTATATCGTCCGCTTACTCTATATAATTGGGGTTTTCTGGGCCTTTTTTGCCACATATCCAATATTATTTACGGGGTAAGCGGCTGCATTCTGTAGGGAATAAAAAAGGGGAGTCCGGTTAAGGGACTCCCCAAATTCGGGCATAGCCCTAAAAAGCTATCGTTTTAGTTGTATTTGATCGACAGCAGCGTAAGCGACTCAGGACGGACAACCCATCCGGCCGATGCTTCCATGTGGTAAAGCACGTCAACCGCGCCCATACCCGGAATCGGCGTCGGGAATTCGGTCGGTGCCGCACGGTCGGTGTATTGCAGGGCGGCATCTTCAAGCGAAGGTTGCAGCGTCGCAAATTCGTTCGTGTTGATCGAGCTACCCGATTGCGGGTTGATCAGCTCAGGCGCGTTAATGATGCACAGGTCAGCACCACCAGCTCCGGCACCAATCAGCGTGTCGTCAATGGAAAATTCCCATGCGGTTCCGTTCCACGCGCCCGTTTCCTCAAGCGCGCCAGCGATCGAGGCCGAACCCGCGCCTTGGCGTTGGTAGGACGTGATTTCGACAATCGATTGTTGCAGGCGACCAATCACGCGCTGCGGAGCCGTGAAGTTGATTCGGATGTTGCCTTGGCTGACGCTCATGATGCGCGAACGCAGGTCTACAACGAGTTGTTGCAGGAACGAGAACGTATGGTCTGGATCGGCAGTGACGAGCGTAGCGTTACCCTGTGCGTCCGCCGTGAAGTTCACAGCCGTAGCGTTCGGCGTGTTGATGATGCCTTCGCCGTCGCCCGCGCGAACACCGTTCAACAGGAGGCGGCGCAGAACGTTGAATTGCCCGTGGCGGTTTGCCTTGGTATAGGCTTCCGGCAGTGCGACGTTCCAGTTACCGGCGTGCTGCACGTCCGACATATCCCACTCCGCACGGTTGCGGATCGTGTAGAGCGGCGTGCTAATCAGCGTGGTTTGGAATTCCGGAGTAGGGAGCGATTCCGCGCCAGATTGGTTTACGCGTGCATCACTGCGCATATCCAGCTTGTGAATGTAGACCTTCTTATCGCCCTGTGCCGTCGTCATGCGGGGCTTACGGCCTGCCAGTGCGTTAAATGCGCCAGACTTCTGCGCGTAGTTGAGGATAATACGCGGCTCAGTGAATGACGGCGTGATTTTCTCGAATGCTTGAAAAGCCATAGTTAAAACCTTCTTATGATTGAGCGGTCCCGTGCTTTAGCACGCACGTAAGCACGTGCTCTAGCAGTAGCTAAAGCACGACAGAGCCGCGTTTTTATTTAATGCTGAGGATTTGGTGCGTCAGAGAATTACAGACGAACTACGGCGACAGGGCCACGGCCATAAGTGACCGTATCGTTCGCAGCGTTGTAGACAAGCGTAATGCCGTCTTCAAACACTTCCGTGACCGTCACCGGGATAACGTCTGCTGCGCCGGTCGATGCGATGATTTGTTGCTTCGTGAAGTCAAACGAAACCGGCGTGTTGGGAGCGCCATACAGCGTTTCTGCGAACGTCGGATCGATGCCGAGATACATACGCACGCGCGAGCCGATACGGGCGAAGTGCACGCCGTCATGCAGCCCAACTTGAGGGGCCGTGTTCTGTGCGGTCACTACCGCGTGATACATCTTGCTATCGATGACGAAGCCTTGAACGTCGGTCACTGCTGCGGCCTTCGTGACGCCCGCGCCGAGTTCCATACGTCCCTTCGCGCCCATCGTCGTCTTGATCGCTACGCCACCAAAAAGGGCGGTCGGTTCATTGCTGATTCCGCCTTCGAGGCTGTAGCGCGTGTGCGGCTCTTGAATCCATGCGCCCTGAACGCCACCCTGCATCCAGCCTGCCGAGAACATCCCATCCGCAAAACCGGTCGTGTACTTGCTTGGAGTTGCCATTATTTATTACCTTTAATATTTTTGTGGAGTTTGCCCCATTCTATAAAAGTGGGGCAAACTTGTTGATTGGCGTGCCTGATTAAACAGTAACGTACTTGCGGTCACGGTGCGGCTTAACGACTGCGACCGGCAGGCTTGAATCAGCCATCCATGTACCAATGTCGCCCACATATTCAAACGAAATTTGGCCGTATTGATTACGCTTCTCGACCTTTTGCAAACCACGCTTCAGCGTAATTCCCGATTGAGCAGCCTTTGCAGCGTCCGCATAGACTTGCTTTTCAACGTAATCCAGATATTGAGCGTCGTTGATGGCGCTAATCTTCACGTCCTTTTGCGAGTCGCTAAACTTTTGCAGACCCTTAGCCAGACGGCGGCGGTATGCGAGCAGCGATTCACGCTCCATAGGACGCGGGGCGCGTTGGCCGTGCAACTGATAGACGCTATCGGCGTGCGCCTGAGCATCAGCAATCGCGGCTTCTTCCTCGTCCGACAGTACAGGCGCAGCCTTGGCGGCGGCTTCGAGAGCGGCAATCTTGGCTTTGAGTTCCGCGATTTCAGCGTTCTGGCCGGACTCCTGTGCCTCGTCCGAGTCGGCCGTTACTGGCGCAGCAGCAGGGGCAGGTACATCGCTATCAGCTTCCTTGGTATCGAGCGGACCTGCGATAGCTTCCACAGCAGCCGGAACAGCGTCGTTTTCCTTCTTCTCGTCCACTGGCGGCTTTTCTTCGTCGCTTGCGTCGTTGTGCGTTTGCGCCTTAGCTGCCTTGAGCGCTTCCAATTCCGCGCGGAGTGGGGCAACGCTATCGTTCATTACCTGAGTCAGCAGGGCTTTGAGTTCTTCAGCGGTCATATTTTGATTTCCTGAAAATTTTTAATTAATTGCGCTCAAGTCAAATACTTTCGGCGCGATAGGGGTAATCGCCTCTAGCCAATCGATTGCTTGGCCGGTGCTAGATAGCTCATGTTCATTAAATTGGCGAATTCCTGACGAATCCGCATGCTTATTCCCATCGGCCGGGATTTCTTCGCCGGATTGCGCGTTTTCCTCTAGCATTGCCGTAACGGCTTCCGCTTCGGTTGGGGGAATGATTGTTTGCTCGATGCCGGACGGCGGGCCTTGGTGATCCCATACGCCCAGCTCACAGATAGCCAAGTGATCCGGCGCAGCGATGGGCGCTCCCTCAACGATTACCCCGTCGCTCATGGTCGATCCGGCTACGATGATCGAGGGCGACGTGGACAGAATCTTGGTTAGCAAGTCCTGCTGCATGAATCCATCAATGATCCGCAAGACGCATAGGATTTCCGTTGGATCGGCCGGGTTGGGGAAGGCGTGAATAACCGTTCCTACTATCCGCACATCGGCCGGATTGATCGTTGCCGAGTCCGCAGGGTGATTCATGATTACTGGCACGCCCGCGCACCTGTCTAGAAACTCGGGCGTCATGTAGTAATCGGGCGGGCGGAACATTTCCCCTTGCTTCGAGCGCCATACGTCGCCCGTGCCGGTCAGTCTCGCAAGGTAGTAAAGGCTGTTGTCGTATGGGATAGGGGACGCGGCACCGGCTTTTAGTTGTTCGATGATTTCGGTTTGTTTCAGCACATTATTTACTCCGTTATTAGTTGACTGTGCATGTATCGCCCACAAACGCCCCGATTTGTGTTAACCCTGCCGAAATAGCGCGATTTGGCCCCTGAAAAATCGTTAGCGCCCATTATGTAAAGCGGATTGGCTTACCTGCATAAGTGCGTTAAGCCGTCAATACCGAGCCTCAACAAAAAGTCAGTGCGCGATCCTGTAATTACAAAATGCTTACGAAGATGCGTTGTTTATGCGCATCAGGGCAGGGCGGGATAGTTGCCTAGGTCAAGCAATCTGATTGCGGGCGTCCACGTATTTCTGAGTGAACATGTGGGGCGCTTTGCGATAGAGGGCAGACAAGCTGTAGACATAGGACGCTGTGCAGCGACAGTTAATTTCCTGTCCGGGTATTTCGGGCAAGTCCTCAACGTACTCGATCGATGAATTCCGCAGCCACCCCTTGCTGTGGGCGGTCTGAATAATTGGCGAATTGCGATAGAGATAGACTATCGAATCGCGCTTTTCATGGTCTGAGCGGGGGTGTTTAGACCAATGGTGCTCCCACACGAATCCAAGAGCCTGATTATTGACGGCGATAGTCTCAGCGATACCGGCCGCTAATTTGTGCGCTTGGTCCTGTGTGACGCGCTGCGCTTCATATCGGGTCAGCGCCTTCTCTGCCGCCTTGCTGATTTTGTCCCGATCCGCACGAAGCTTTTTCATCGCATAGGATTCGGTTTTCTCAGGTCCGGGCGGCGCTTGTACATATCTGGTTGTGTACGTCGGCACCCGTTTATGAGTCTTGACCTTCCGATTGATGCCAGATTCCCGTAGCTTTTCTTGTTCTCTTTTTATCTCTATCGGGCTTTTTTCAACGATTCGGAAGCCTTTTTCGACCTTCTCAATGACTTGCCGGGGATGGTCTACGGTCAGTTTAGGGGGCAGGGATGAAGCCCATCCGATTAGGCGCTGTACGGTCGTTTCTACAGACTTTGTGCGGTTTAGCTCGATCAGCGACAGCGACTGCACGATTTTTTCGTCTAGTAATTCCTGTGCGGATTGAGCTATACGCGCACGGGCGAATGTGCCTGTAGGTGACGGTGGCTGTTTCTTGAGTTCGCGTGTGTATGTTTTACCGAGCGTTGAACGGACTTGCTCTTGAATCTTTTCCCTATCATCCGGGGATTGCTTGAGCAAGTCACGTATTTGCGAAACGGCAAGGGCTAGATCGTTGGTGGAGCGTGGACTATCCGCAAACTGTTTCATTATTTTTGTGATTGTGGATTTCCACGATGCCATAAACTATACCTATTTTGCTGTTCCTATTTCCGCTTCCTCATCGCCTGTAACATTCTCATCCTCTCGAATTTGTCCCTTGAATTCTGTAGGAGCTGGAGTCGAAAAATCGTCGTCCCCAAATTCAATGTCGATAGGCATCGGTAGAAGCGTTTGTAGTTCGTCCGAATGCGTCAATTCCACAAGCGATTGAGCGAGTGCGCGGCGCGTTTCCGGGTTTTGGATACCGGCCTGTAGCTTTTCATACAGGGAGAGGTAGGCGTTGAAGCTGGATTCTTCGCGCTTTACCTTTTCGCTATCTGGTTCAACGAGATAGTTGGGCCACGCGAATTCGAAGTTATTCCGCCAATGGTTGGTGGCGGTTTGGAAGCTGATTGACGCGTAGGCAGGATTAGCCATGACAAAAGATGCGTACCATTCTTCTGTCCATGCCAATTTCTGCACGCGAGGAACCACGAATTCAAAGATATGCTCAATTTCGTTGCGGTAACGCTCTACGAACTGGGCGATAACCTTGGAGTCTTCCTTACCTTCCCCGAAACCGTTGGTCAGCACGTCGTTTTGCAGGATGACGGCCGGTGCGTCTAGTGCGGTCGCTATGTTCGAAATGACGTTGTTGCGGGCGGTCGTCATCGCGTCGGCCGTGTTCGCCATGTTGAGCGTGGAGATATCCTCATCCGTCTCGATGGCTAGGACGTTCCCGTTGAGGGAGCGCTTTACGTCTGACGCCTTCTTGCGCTGCCACCACATAGACATGCGGTTTGCTGCTGCGCCTACGGGTTTCGTCTTGGCTACGAGCACGCCGGATTTCTTCAGCACCAGCGCGTCCACCTCCATAGAGACGAGGAATGCGGCGAGCTGGGGAAGCATGTTGTAGTAGACGGATCGGCCCGTGTAGCCGAACGCGGACTGAGCGTAGGCTAGGTGGATCGGTGTCCCGTTGAAGGCGACGACGGAGTTCTGAGCCGTGAATTTGAAGTCTCGAACAACCGGGTCATCAGGCGTCAAGAAGTCCCGCGACAGGGGATCGAGGTTTCCGACCATTGAACCGGCAGTGAGCAGCGGATCGTAGATTTTGAACGTCCCGCCGCCTAGATCAACGAGCGTGCCAAGGCCGTAGATGCGGGCATGGCGTGCACAGTTTTTGATGGCTGTGTCCGCCCGTGCAGCCGCCCACGCGCTCTTAAACGCCTTCTTGGCATCCTCCGGGATACCGGAAATGGTGCGTTCTTGGCTGAATGCCAGATTGATAACGTTGTCTACCGCGCGCTGCCCCATAGGGTGCTCAAGGTAGATTTGCTTGGCGAGTTGGTAGGAGAGGCCCGTACCCGGTTCGATTACTTCGTTTACAAGGTTGTTGTAAAGCTGCGTATTGCGTTGAGGCTCAAACCCGTCAACGCAATTATCGGGTGGAGTTGGAGCCGGGTCGGCCGTTGTGCCGTTTTGATATAGTGCCATAGCGGCCCCTTCTTATTTGAAATCCCGGAATTCCGGTACTAGTGCATAAATAATCCCGTAGCAGATACAATCGAAAGCGTCGTCCTCACGCTTTGCTGATGCCTTATCCGCAAAGCGATATTTGAGAACTTGGTCTAGGGCGTGATTGAGCGTCCGGCCTTTGAATTCGACTACTTTGTCGTAGGCTTCCTTTACGAACTTGACTTCGTTTCGGTAGACCGGATCGATACAGAGTCTGCCGCGGCCGTCTTTTCCGATTGCAGTAATGCGCGAATCAGCGGGTGTAACGGGCAAGCCGTTTTGTAGCGCTGCCTGTATCAGAACAATCCCGGAGGATTTATCTTCGATAACGACGTTTTGAAACCCAAAGTGTGCGCCGTACCGTTTGGCTAGATACTCGCCGTGCCGTAGGATTTCTTGGAGCCATTCATATTGATTAATCCCGTCGATTGATTCCACGTCCCAATCAAGGATATGGAGGTGCGGGAAAAACGTTGCTGAGTATCCGAAGAAAACAACCGCGCTTCCGTCGTGCCCCGGCTGGCCCTGTACATCGGCTTTCAGTGCCGTATCCATGACAGCAAAGATGTAGTCATAGCGCGGATGTGGATCGACCGGAGTATTGATGTTCTTGAACATCGATTCGCCGGAAAAGTCTACAAACTGCGCTAGAACCTCTTGCCGATACTTGAGTGGATGCGCCGTTTCTTTTTCCCGATCTAGGAAAGCTCTGGGAATCAGCGGATTCGAATGGGTCGGTCGCCAATACTGCTTAAACTTCCCGTGGTTTTCTTCCGGAGACTTTGATGGGTCATATCGGAACTCATCGGAAAAGTGCAGGGCGGCGAAAAAGTTGGTCGTGTCCTGCGTGTCGGGTGTGCTGAATACAAGGGTTTGCGCATCGGGGAATTCGGCCGTTGTATATTTGATGGCGGTCGAATATTGGTGCACCATGTGATCCGGGGCGAACGCCGATTCATCGATCAATACCCGTTTGTATTTCCGTCCACGCCCGAAAAGCCCGTTAGGATCGGCCATAGACCAAAAATCGATTACACCGCCCGTCTTGGTTCGGATCGTATGCCCGTTGTTGGACGTGGTAATGATCGGCTCAAGCGATTCCCGTAGATGGGAGAAAGTCTCGGTCAGCGTATCGAACTTCGGGGCATAGATTCCGACTGGTTCGCCCCGTGCTGCCATATCGGCGGCGATGGTTTCGAGTAGAACGGTTTTTCCGTATCGTCGTCCACAACGTATTACCTTCCACGGCCACGGGTCAGCTACGATTAATGCTTGGTCTAGACGCAGGGTCGGGATGGTAATTGCATTGCTCATCCCACATCCCGTAGTTGCTCTTGTAGTTCTGCTTCAAGCTGTTCCGGTGTCTTGCCTTGAAGTTTGTCTAGGATCGCCGGAACAATCCCGCCTTCAATAGTCAGGCGTGTATCAGCCTTTTGGGCGTTATCTTTCTCATATGCGCCCAAGGTCCGTAGCAGCATGTCAGCCGCTTTTAGCTTGTCATGCGTCTGAACTTCAATTTGCCCGTTCTGAATCTTTAGACCTTTGATTAGGAAGCGAGCGTTAGAGAACGTATTCGTATCCTTGACGATGTAATTCGTTTCGCCCCGGCCGTCGCAATACGGACATTCCGGGTTAGGGGCACGATCTTTGGTATATCCGATGCCGCCGTTACCGTTCGGATATTTTCCGTTATTCGCATCCTTGACCCGCTTTTGCTCGTCTTTGGTGCGGAATTGGAAGTGATGGTTGTATTTGTATTCGCCGTGCTTTGCCAGATGGGAAATGTCATAGCCCCAGCAATAGCGGCAAGCGCCCGTTACCACCTCAGCCAGCTCGTTAGGGTCGGCCGTCAGGACGTTGAACAGGTAATCCGTGATCGCTTCGGCTTCGATAGCATGACGTGCTGTCTTGAGCGCGTGCAATTCTTCTAGACGCTTACGGATGTGCGGCTGCATGCGCAAATCCGTGGAAGTTTTCAGACCCGCGCGTTTGCATGCGCGAATCCAGTTATTGTCTTTGGCGAACTCCAAGCAAAGTGTTTCCTCTTGGAATGTCAGTTTCTTGTTTTCGCCAGTTTCTGTATCTTTTTCGAGCGTGATTCTTAGTTTTGCTTCATCGGGGATTGGCGTTGCGCGAGGTCCGAATGACCCTTTCTGCACGTTTTCCGGCTCGGGAAGCTCCTTCTTTAGTGTCATGGTAGTTCCTTATCAGGGCTTTCAACTCCCTAGGAACGATGTGAGGAATTTCCAGCCCAAAACGTTTGTGCGCGCCGTCTTGGAGCGCGTGCGATGCTATTAAAATGGCGTTCTCTTGAGGGACGGGGCAGAGGTAGAGCGGCGAGAATTCCACGCGCTCATCGATATGCGGTTTCACATACGTGGAATTGTTTTCCGGGAATATCAACCCCCGTGTTGTGGCGAACGTTGATGCGGGCATGACGGACATAATCCCGATCATTGCGCTTGCGCAGTCATTCCCTATTAAATTGCATGCCGCCAGTCCATCTGGTCTGTACTCGATTATTAAGTCTGAAAGTTCTGCATAGAACTTTTGAGACTGCATCGATATCTCACGCAGACTCGCAATCGGATTTTTTAGCGCCCCCGCATGGAGGATGGACCATTCATGAGCGTCTAGCGCAAATGGCGGGCCGTTGTCGGAACCCACCTCAATAATTGCGTCGAGTTGCAATATGGCTAGGTTGGTTTGCTCCTGTGTTGGAGCAAGGGCAAGCGCGCGGTTTTGGAGTTGTATGTACGCCGTCATGGTCATTCCGCACAAGCGCAAAAACCTTCCCTTGAGGAATCAAGGGAAGGTCTGACTTAATTTGCAAGGCAACGAACTACGCAATCTGCGGTCAATTTCGACAGGGCGTCCGAAATTCGAGCCGCATTGTTTCCGGCCTCATGCTGACTGTGCGCCACGGACACCCGGTTTACGTTACCGTCTGCGTACCGAACTACGATATCCGTCTGCACGTCGATGATTGGCGCAGCTCCGTTGATTTTCTCCGTTGCTGCGCGGAGTGTGATGGTCGGATGTACACAGGCAAAGGTGCTGATGCCGTGCGCTGGTTCAACGTCCGGGGCGGTAGGTGCCATGTTGGGGCCGAGGGGATTGTCGGCTGCGTCGGAGGTAGAATCCGACGCCGAGGCGGTTTCGTGAGTGGATTCCATATCGGATTCGTCCAGAATGAAGTAAGGGCGGGGCGACACTGAGTCTGGCCCGCCCAAGGTAAGAACTAGGCCCGGTTTGCTTCTGGGTAGCGCGAAACCGGGAAAGACGCCTAGCCGTGTGGCAGTCGAGCGCCGGACTATAGGTCAGTGTCGAAAGAACGGCAGATATTGAATATTCCTAGCGAGAAATATTTGTATGGGTATGTCCATGCATCCATACATCGATAAAATTGGATGCTTACTTGGTATTTACCGAAGTTTTCGCAAATTATTTTGATTGATGGTCGCGCAACGCGAACTGCATCAGCGTCTTGCATCTGGTCGCGCGCTTCCATAGGTGACATAATTCGCCCGTCGCACATCGCGACCAACAACTAGTGGAGGTCGGTCTATGGCAACGAAGAGCTACAAGGATTTAAAGGAACAGCTTGCAAAGCTTGAGCAGGAAACCGAAGCAGCGCGTATCGCAGAATTGGAGGCAGTGGTTGCCGACATTCGAGAAAAGGTAGCGGAGTACGGCATCACGGCCGAGGATATCTTTGGGCGTCAACGTGCAGGCAAGCGCAAGGCTGCTGCACCGGTTGCCGCGAAGTACCACAACCCGAAGACCGGTGAAACGTGGAGCGGCCGTGGTCGTGCGCCGGCATGGATCAAGGATGCGAAGAATCGCGACCGGTTCTTGATCAAGGAATAAGTCAAAACAAGCTACGGGTATGAGGCGTGTAACGGGCAATACGGGCGCTACAGGGATCGCCAGAGTGACAACACCGGTGGTGCGTCCGTGCCTGCATTGGCCGCGTCCTTCAATGGGTACAAACGGACGATTGGGTGAAAAATGAAAATCACGGTCAGAGAGGCCCCACCTGCAGGCCATGACGTCATTATCGAAACGGACGGTATCAGTGCGCAGCGTTATCTCAGGAAGGACATCGGCAACGCCATTATGATTTTCAGGAAAACGGACAGCAAGGATGCTCTGCTACTGCATCGCGAGTGGCATGATAGGGACATGTCGAAAGCAGAAACGGCGGCCTTCTTCCGGTACGTAGACGAGATCACGCGCGAACATCTTGGTACGACGTTCGATGCAGCACTTGCCGCCTATCGCAAAAACGAAGCCAGCAAGGCGTCAAAGAAAGAATGATCCGCATAGCAGCGCTTGCCCTGATGCTCGCCGTGCCGGGGCTCGCCAATGCGCGGGGTGCGAATCATTCAAAAGCAGGGGTTGTAATCAGCCTGCTTGTGCCGTTGCTGCTAGCATGCAGCGTCCTATTGCCCCGTATTGCACGCGGATTGCGACCGGTCGTCGCATGGATATGTGATTTCGTGAGCGTATGCCGAAAGCTGTTCACGAACCTCTGACTAACAGCCTGTAGGCCGTTGTTCGGATTAAGAGCCCTGCCATCGAGCAGGGCTTTTTCATTTCGGCGCGTTCGTATACACGGTCGGTCGCGCGTACTTATGCGCGAGTCGGTCGCATTCCACCTCGTCCAGCTCGTCCAGACCAATCGCGCGTGTCCAGAAGGCGCAGCCCGAGCGCGGACGGGCGACGACACCGGCAGGATGACCCGGATGCGCACAAATGGCGTGCGACCCATCACAGATTGCGGGTGGGTGCCAGTGTTCGCACGTCCAGCAGCAACGCCTGCTGATCGTTTCGACAAACAATCCACTCCCGCAACCATCCTGCCCCATGATCTTGCTGCAAATACTGTATATTTATACAGTGTAGCTCGCGCTAAGATGAGGCTGTCAACCTGAAGAATTGGGGACGGCGGAAATCCGCGCGGGTTGCGCGGTCGCGGCATCTGTCGGGAGGCGAGCATGGCGATTCTCGTTGGTACGGCGTCTTGGACGGACAAGACACTGATCGAGTCGGGGGCCTTTTATCCTCCCGGTTGCAACACCCCGGAAGCACGCTTGAGGTACTACGCGAGCGTGTTCCCCGTGGTCGAGGTGGATTCGTCCTACTATGCGATGCCGAGCGCCACGAACAGCGCGCTATGGGTCGAGCGAACGCCCACGGGCTTTGTGTTTGACCTGAAGGCGTTCAGGCTGTTTACCGGCCACCAGACGGAGCCGAAGTTTTTCCCCAAGGATCTACAGCAGGAGTTACCGCATACCGGCCGGAAGAACCTGTACTACAAAGACGTTCCGCCGCCGATTGTCGAGGAACTATGGTCGCGCTTCTTCGAGGCGCTACGCCCCTTGCATGAGGCTGGCAAACTCGGTGCGGTGCTGTTCCAGTTTCCGCATTGGGTAACTGCGGTGCCGAAATCGATTGCGCACGTTGAGCACTGCGCGGAACGGATGCATCCGCTACTAACCGCGTTCGAATTTCGACATGAAAGCTGGTTCAATGATAAAAATAGGGAATCCACGCTTGCGATGGAGCGCGAACGCGGAATCGTGCATGTCATCGTAGACGCACCCGAAGGCGTGACGAAGCGCGCACATACGGTCTGGGAAGTGACTTCGCCCGAACTGGCGATTGTGCGGCTGCATGGCCGCAACGTGTCGACCTGGAGCGGGGCGGAGTCAGCGGCCGAACGATTCAATTACGAGTATGGCGAGGACGAGCTACGCGAGCTGGCGCAACCTATCGCGGAAATCGCTGCCCGTTCGGCCAATACTCATGTGACGTTCAACAACTGCTATCGGGATGTGGCGCAGCGCAACGCAGGGACGATGATGGAGCTACTAGACGCAACAAGGGACTCGGCGTGATCCTGCGGCCTGACGGTCGGGAAGAGTGGTTAACGACGCCGAGTATCGAGGCTGCGCGCACTATGCTTCAGCTATACCCGGTCGATGGAATGACGGCGGAGACAAAGTAATGCGACAATTTTGATGTGGCAAACTGCGAAAGAAATTGCGCCTAATCTTCAAAAGGCATAGAACCTAATGCTGAGCTTATTAAAAAGAAAACTACTTGATCGGCGTCGGAAGGAGCAGGGCGCGATAGTGCATGATTTGGAGCAATTGAATACTACTAAAATTGGCGGGGCCGCTAAAGGGGTTAATGGGGTGAGCGATAAAAAAGTGTTGGTTGTTGGGGCCAAGAGATTTGATCACGTTAAGTGCGTAGATTGGGGCGATTTGATTTCTGAAAATGTATTGGATTTTCACGAAATCTTGCTTTATATGCCCGCTCTTCATAATGGCGACAAAATAGAGGTTCAGACCTTATTTAAGTTGCAGCGGAAGTTTGCTGAATTTTTGAATTCAGATGGTGATATTTACGTTTTGGGCTGTGATGTTATTCCCAAGGACAATTCATGGGCATGGTGCCCTATGCCCATAGTGCAGCAATCTAGAAGCGGCAATACGATTGAACTAAAAAATAATTTCTTTCCAGAGTTGTACGGAAGATTGAAGTCGTGGGAAAGTGTTTACGTTATAAATCCATATGGAAATTATCAAATTCTCGCTGCGACTTTCGGTGGTGGCCGTGCTGGATTAGAGTTTGGTTGTGAATCATACGTCGTGAATCGTGCCGGGGAGATAATTGCAGGAAGATGGTCTTGCTATACAGATATGTCGAACGGGAAGCAGCATATCTGGCCCGGTACGATTACGACGCTTCCGTATTTTAAGAATTACGAAGATCGGCAAATTATTGCGGCCGCTTTGACGGATATTTTGGGTAAGCCTCAAAATGAAGGTGCGCCGGATTGGATTGAGAAAATCCAGATGCTACCCGTAAAACCCATTGATGAAAAAATACAGGAGTTAAGGTGCGAAATCGAAAAGCTAAACGCTCTGGTCGACGAGCAGCTTGAGGTTAAGGCTGGCTTGGAGAAATTTAAGCGACTTCTTTACGTTTCAAGCTTTGAGCTTGAAGATTTGGTTGCTGAGTGTCTTGCGAGATTGGGTGCCGAGATAAAGCCCGCGAAATACTCGCAGGAAGAATTTGTGATGCATTGGGATGGAAGTCTATATTTGGCTGAATGTAAAGGCGTATCTAAAAGTATTTCGTTGGCTCACCTTCGTCAGTTGCAAGACTACGTTCTCAAGTATGAGGAAGATGAGCAAAAGGCTGGCAAGGGGATTCTTTTTGGAAATGCTTGGCGGGAATTGCATCCGGACGAACGAGACACAAACGATCGGCCAATCTTTCCAAATAACGTCGCTGAGCGAGCGAAGCAGTTCGGTGTGTCGTTGGTTTCGACCGTAGATTTATTCGCGGCATTCAGCATGTACCTCAGCGGTGAGGTGACGGCAGATCAGGTTCTGAAATGGATGACTACCGCTAATGGAGTTGCTGAAATTCAAGATCTTATAGGGAAGTAAAACGCTGGCATGAGGCAAAGAAGTCGGGGCGGTAGCGACGCACAAATATTGGTTCGTGGCAGTAGGATAAGACGTTACAGCGTAGGGGACGTGTTCTAAGGTGGAACGTTTCTCGGGGTTTGTGGGGTGACATATGTCTGACGAAGCTAATATCGATATATCGACGGTGTTTAACGGGTTTGGCGTGCCCGATAGAACGTACGTATCTCAAGAAAACGGAAAATTCGAAGGTCAATTAACGCAAGGTATCAAAGAAGGCGGTACGTTATGTTTGATTACTGGCTCTTCAAAAACGGGAAAAACAACCCTTTACAATAAGGTACTTGCATCGTTGGGACGTGTCCCACTGCTTGTTAGGTGTGATAGATCATTGACCTCGGACGAATTTTGGACGCGCCCACTTGAGATACTTGATTTCAAGAATTTAAAAACTATACAATCGAATGTATCAACGCAGAATCAGTTAGCAGGGAAGGTGGGCGGGAAAATTGGTTGGCAGTGGTTGGCGGGCCTTATTGGTGAAGTTTCTTTAGGAACTGCGGATGCAACGTCAGAGACGGAAATTCGTGAAAAAATAATATCTAAGCCTTCTCCGAATCATCTTGTTCCACTTCTGAAAAACTCGAACGCAGTTCTGGTTGTTGAGGATTTTCATTATCTCGATGGGGATGTGCAGAAGAAGATTTTTCAGCAATGGAAGGCATTTTCTGATGAGAAGGTGTCAGTAGTCGTTGTTGGCACCACCCACCACGGGGTAGATCTTGCATACGCGAATTCCGACTTGATCGGTCGAATTCAACAGATCGATCTAAAGAACTGGTCAATTGTCGATCTTGTTAGTATCGCCCGTCAGGGATTTAAAGAATTGTCCGTTGGCTTTCAAGACAAAATTATGGAGGCTATCGCAAAGGAGTGTGCGGGCCTCCCGATCGTTATGCAACAAGTTTGCGCGCAATTATTTGTAGATAAGGGGCATTCTGAGTTAAAGGTTGGTAGTGTTATTGTTTTCCAAGAGGCCGATGCGTGGCGCGCCTTGCATAACGTCGCGTCAAATAGATATAAGCAGTTCGAGACTTGGTACAACAGACTGGCCGCTGGTCCGCGAAAGAATGCTAGAAAATATAATACGTATGAACTGATTTTAACAATTTTCTCTTTGGACCCGCCAACGTTTCAAATTCTCAGGAATGAAATCGATGGTCGGCTGAAGCAATTGACGCTGCCTGCCGGTGGCTATCCTCCGGCCGCCTCAATCAATAGTACTCTGGCTGCGTTGGATAAGTTGCAACAAAGCAGCGGATTCGAATTGCTCGAATGGATTGAGCGGGATCAAATGATATGCATTTTGGAGCCAGCCTTTTTGTTCTACCTTAGGTGGCGCAAGAAAAGAGAAGCGGCTCCAAATCTTTTGGAAGTATTGAAAGAGATTCTCGCTTTGTTCGCAAAGTAATTTTGTTTGAGCCGTTGAAATATACAATAGTTACGATTTTCTAAATATCGATACGGCTCTTAATCGCGTTCACTCATAAATTGTTCTCCGCGCGACGGTTGATATCCCAGCGAGCGCATGCACAATGTCCGCCTCGGTTCGATAGTCGCCCACCTCTCCGGAAATTTGGAGCATGTTCGTTAGGCGTCGCACTGCGTCACGCAGCATTCCGGGAGTCGCGTTACCAGTCAACATATTCCGTTGCAGGTTAGGGGCAGGGCCGTCCTGAAACGCCTTGAAAGACTCTCTGAGCGCGTCTTTGCGGGCATCAAGTGCGAGGTCTTCGTCTGTCGTTTCGATAGGGAGGTCGTCCCATTCGGGCGCTTGGTATTCTTGATAGATGTCAAGTCTGTTCATTTTGTTAAATCCAGCTCAATTTTCCATTGTCATCGGAAATATGATAATAACCCTCCGGCGTTCTATAAGAGAACGAAATCAAATAAGGACTGCCGCAGCAGCCGCATCCCTCAATTACTAACCCATAGCGCCTTGATAGCAAGGTTAGTTCCTTTATAAATTCTGGTTCAGATTTAAAATATGTAGCATCTTCCGCTTCAATTTGAACGGCGGATTTATTGTTGTTGAAATTCATTGTTTATTTCCCAATGGCGAGAATGAGAACGGCCAATAGGGTGGCTTGGAGCGTTGCGGCAATGGCGAGATTGCCGATTGGATGGAAATAGATTCGTTTAAACATGGTACATTCCTTAGTGCATCTTTATAGGTGTATAGGTGTGCTCAAAACTGAGTGCGTCTAGGTTTAGCGTAGCTTCTTTAGAACCGGAGGAAGACTCTGCACGTATTTCGAATACCACTCAGTTAGCGCCTGCAATCCGGCACCCGTCGCCATCGTCTTATGGTTGACTTTAATGTCCCCTTCCGGAGTCGTCCAATTCGACGTTACAACCGCCAGCAAGCCATTATTGATGTGTTTCTGGATTGGGAGGCCGTCTTTTCGGAGAATGCCGCAATCTTTTAGAGTTCTGCGTAGCTGGATCGGACCAATTTGTTTGATCTTAGATAGAGTCTTTGCAACGGCATCAAGCGAGATTAGATCATCTGTGGCGCGCATTGCTTCCGCAAACGCTACGTCAGGTTTATGATATTCAATAATTTTTTCTTTTTCCGCGTTCTCAATCGCCAGTGCTGCGCGCTGTTCCTCCAAGTCTGCGGCCAGACGTAGAGCTTCAATATAGTTCTGCGGAATTTGGAACGTTGGTTTGGTTACTTGCGCTTCCAGTTCCTGCCATCTATCAACAAGGCGCGCTGTGAATTCAGGAGAAAGCTGTGCGACCACTACGATACTGTCGCGCTTTCCCTGTTCTCCGCTAAATACGTATACCTGCGTGCTACGCGGCCGCCCCATCGAATCTGTTCCCGGTTCATCCGCCATTGGCGGTCGGACAATCACACTTCGATCGGCAAGGCGATCAATAGAGCGTTTTACGTCATCGTGTCGCGAATCCACCAGTTCGGCAATTTCCCGGCTTGACATGGTGATGGGTTGAGCCGGATAGAAATTCATTAGATTAGTCATTTTTAGACCTACAAATAAGAAAAGGTCTTCCCTGCACCGTCATTCGGCTGTTTACCGAAAGTTGGCGTGACGCTACACAAAAGCGCACGGTGCAGGGAAGACCCCTGTGTTAGAGGGCACGCCAATGCCCATATTGTTTATTTACTGCTTCACTCCTAAATTCACTCCTAAAATTGACGTTTTTGGAGCGGAAAGGAGGGGGCAAAGATTGTTGTTGCAGATTATTACTTAGACCTATTGCTTGTCAGGTAGCTCACATTCATTCACGCGTTCACTTCTATTCACTTTTTGAGTGAAAGTGAAAGAAAGGTCTCATTTTTATCTTTCATTCACTTCACTTCCCCCTATAGGGGGAGTGAGAAGTGAAAGATGAAACCCGGATGATTGGGCGGGACGCCCAAGGTTTTCAAATATAAGCCCGCGCGTGAATGAATGGCTTTACAGACCGCCAAGCGATGGCAACTTGTATTTATCTCCGTCTGCCACTACAAGCTTTTTATCTTCCAAGCGCCCGACTGCGTTATAGGTGGATTGCGGAGCCTTACCCGGAGCGACCTTCGCTGCAATCTGCACACGGGTTAGGGGGCCATCTACTGCAAGCAATTCAAGAATCTTTGTTTCTGCGGGGCCAAGCTTTGGACCTTTCACAGGGGCATCGGCAGGCAAAACAACGCACATGCTTGCGGGACTGCCCCACTTATTCCGGCCAAGTTCGATGGCGTGTAGCTTGAATCCGATTTGTTCGCCTTTACCTGCCAAGTCTCGCTGTTTGGTAACCCGTGCGAACTTCCCGGCTTGTGTGTCCTGCACTTCGATTTCGGTATCGACTGCCGCGCGTAAGCTGGAATGCCCGCGTGCGCCCTTGGCTTGATCTTTCCCACTGTGGTGAATCATCATGAAGTGCGCGCCAGTCTCGCGGCGGATACGGTCGAATCGCTCGATAACCGTCCCCATGTCTTCGCCAGAGTTCTCGTTACCACCGGCAGAGATACGAGCCAGCGTGTCACCTACGATCAACGCCGGTTGTTGCCCGGTTGCTTCGGCCACTTCCTTAATCTGTCTGATCAACAGGTCTGTATCTTCATTGGATACCCAAAGGTTGACCGGCTCTTGTACGACAGCAAAGTTTGGGACGGTGCATTCATGGTATTGCCGGTACGCTTGGAGACGACTACGGACCGATTGCGGGCTTTCTGAGGCCAGATAGATGACTAAGCCTTGCTGTACCCGGCGATCCATCCACGGCTCGCCACGTGCGACGGCACACGCGATATCGATTGCAAAGAATGTCTTACCCGCGTTCGAATCGCCGTACAGGATCGAACCCGCGCCTACTGTTATCAAGCCTTCTACAAGTTCGTTGGGGGCTTCGTAGTCGTCCGGCAGTTCGTCTGCCATGACGATATTCAGGGAAGTCCGGCGCGGCTTGTCGTCGCTCTCATCATCTAGATTTTCAAGTCTTTTCGCCTCTTGTGCTTCCTTGCGTTCTTGCTCTTTAATGTTCTGCATCCATTTATCGTAAGCAGTCACGCGCGCCTCATGCCAGCCGTCCCCGCGTTTTTCTGGGGTGCCTTCATAAGGAAGTTGCGAGATTTTCTCAATTTGATTATAGTTTTTCATGTTCTTTCTCCTTGCCCCGTATTCGGCTCCAACCGATGCGGGGTTTTTATTTTTTGTTAGTCTACTTTCTGCGCTTCTGCCCGTTCCGGGTAGATATTCAGCTCGATCAGTGTGCGGATAACTCGGGCAACCGTCACGCCTCTGGCCTTGGCGTATGCCTTAAGGTCTGCTTTCATCTGCGTAGGCAAGTCGATATTAAATCGCTCAACGTCGGGGGGATTCTTTTTCAGTCTTTCGTCTAGAGTGCTCAT